CAGGGCCGCATCCTCAAGATCGTTTTTGTCCGCCACCCCGACCACTTCGCAATCAAAACTGCCTACGAGCCCAACGACGGATCTGACACGCTTTACCAGGAACTGTGCGAACGCGACCCGCTCTGACTGCAATACCGTTCTGACGAAGCGCAGTTCCCCGCCCACAGGAGAGATGAATGTCCACGCATAACGAAGCTCAGGAGTGCCGCTGGGAATCCGGCGCACTTGGGCTCTCGCCCGAGCACGCCACCCCTGCACCCGCATCGCTAGATAAGGAAGTCGATGACGCGCTGGGATTGCAGATGATCTCCATCCGCTTGCCCAAGCAACTGATCGACGATCTGAAGCTGATCGCGGGAAAGGAGAACCTCGGATACCAGCCGCTAATCCGCCGGGTGCTGCTGCGCTTTGCAGAGGCAGAGTTCCGTGCAATGGCACATCAGCGACTAACTACAGGACTTGGCGACGGCCAATCGCCCGCATCAGAGTGTGAGGAAGAGCCAGAACCGTGCCGAGCATTCGGCTAACAAGAAGCCCCCGAAAGGGGGCTTTTTTGTAGGCCTATGACACTCGGAACGCGATGTATATGAGAACGGCTAGGCAACTCCAAGCCGTTGTCTGCAGGGTCGCCAGTCTCCGAAGAACATCGCGCTGAATGATGAGCGTTGCCGCCGCATCCTCACGACCCTGGCAGGCCGCCGCGGCCCCTTGTTCCTGTGTGTACTGGAGGTCGCCGTTTGGCCCGCGAGTAGCGACAAGACCATCAGCCTTGGATCCTCTAAAAGCGAGTAGAACAGCCCGCGAGAATTCCCCATCAATCCCTTTTTGATAGGACGCCTTCTCTAGCTTTTCCTCGTGCTTGGCATCCAGCTCGGCAAAATTGTTCACGCCACGTCCTCCTGTCGACGCAGTAATCCAGCCTCGTAGTACGAGACGCCATCGCTGTTGTGGTAGTGGTCACGCGCCTGGTCGATCGTGCGGTGCAGGTCGATGATTTCGTCATCGGCCAAGTCTTCAAGATCGCGCCTACCCACCAGCGCCTGCTCGAAGAACAGCTCGACCTGCATGTACTTTAGGTGGCGGCGTAGGGCGCGTAGCCAGCGAATACGGGAATCTCTTGTGACCGCATCCATCGGCGCTGCCGATGGGGCCCCCGCACCAACGACCTTAAGCGCCGGCTGCTTTCTTGGCCCGCGCCGGGCGCGCTCGGCCACCATCTGCGCCAGCCTTTCCAACTCCACTTGCTCGTTCAGTTCCATCCTTGCCACCCCCTGACCTACGTCGAATCGCCTCTGCAAAATCGATGACGTTCTCGCGGGTGACCTTCGTCTGCTTCTTAGCGAGCAGCCAGGTGTACGCCTGAACGATCAAATCGCCGTCCTGCTCAGGATCAAACGTGTGGTCCCCGATGTTCTCCAGGGCCCGCCGCGAGAGCTGGATGGCGGTGCTGATAGTTGCAGCGTCGGGTCGCGCCGACTGAGACGCCTGCACAGGTTCCTCACCGAGGACGATCCAGGCATAGGAGTGCCCGCCCCCGGCGACGTGTTCGGCAATAAGACGCAGGTCGGCCAGTGACGGTTCGCGCGTCCCCTGTTCGTAGTTCCCCAAGCGCGAGGGCGGATCCCACCCGCAAAGCTCCGCGAGCCGGGCCTGAGTAAGGCCGGCCGCCTTCCGAGCGGTCTTGATGCGTTCCCCGAGATCCATGCCGAGAAGCGTACACATCACGTGTAAGTCCGTCGTACACGATACGTGTTGACGTAACTACACGATAGGTGTAGAAAGCGGGCATGGACCCGATCGCACTCGCAATCAAGGCAGCCGGAGGCCCATCGGCCGTCGCGGCAAAGCTCGGCCTCAAGCATCCGAGCGTGGTGACCAACTGGCGTGATCGCAAGCAGGTTCCAGCGGAACACGTTCGCGACCTGGAGCGGATCTCCGGCATCTCCCGCCATGTGCTGCGCCCAGATGTCTTCGGGCCGCTGCACGAGCAAGCCGTCCAGCAGGACGAGGCTGCCTAGGCCATGGGCACCAACTTCATCTAACGACACGGGCTCGGTTCCGAAAGGGACCGGGCCATTTTTCGGCCCACGACCGAAAACGACTGACAAGAGAACTTTTCGACCATGGTCATTCGCAATCACGGCACCAACCAAATGACGCTGCAGCTCGAACCCGGGCTGTCCAAGAAGTTCCGATCGCTGCGCCGCGTAACGGCCCAGATCGTCTACCAGCACGGCCTGGACCGCTGCGCAATTGCGGCTGACGAGTCCCCGGGCAACTTCTCCAAGTCGCTGGGTGACCGCGAGAAGGGCGACACCACCGCGCGCCGCTTCGACCTCGACGCCCTGGAAGCGGTCATGGATGAGACCGGCGACTACACGCCGATCTATTACCTCATCGACAAGTACCTCAAGGACGAACAGGCATCCCGGGACCAGGCCATCGCGCAGCTGGGCCAGATCCTTCCGGACCTCCACAAGCTGCTCAAGCAGGCGGGGGTGGCGTGATGCCGAACGACTGGAAGCCCGTGGTCATCACCACGAAGCCCGGCGAGGAGCCGGTGCCGGTGGGCGTCATCGACGTCACCGAGGAGACGCTGGGCAATCGCTCGGACGTTGCCAGCATCAACGAGTTCCGGGCGCGCCTGGATGCAAAGCGCATCGCCGAGCGCTCGAAGCTTGTGCCGCCGACCAATGACGATCCACCGCCGAGGGCTGCATGACCGAACCTCTCGTCCCGGCTGAAGTTGACCTGCGCGGCCTGCCGTGGATGCGCCTGGACACGTCGCGCCTGCTCGACTCGGACCTGTTTGCGCTGTCGACAGGCGACGAGTTCAAGGCGGCAGTGGCGCTCTGGTGCAAGTCCTGGACGCAGGAGCCAGGCGGGTCTCTTCCCAAGGATGACCGGATCCTCGCGCACCTTTCTGGCGCTGGCTCGAAGTGGAAGCGAGTGAAGGCGATGGCGCTTCGTGGCTGGACCGAATGCGACGACGGTCGCCTCTATCACCCGGTGGTCGCCGAGCAGGCTATTTCGGCGTGGGAGGAGCGCGTCGAGTTCCGCCGCGAACAGGACGCCATCAATGAGCGCAAGCGCAAGGAACGTGACGAGCGGAAGGCCATGTTCGAGCAGTTGAAGACCGCCGGTCACGACCTCGCGTGGAACACGCCGACCGGAACCCTGCGTGACATGTGCCGTGACATGCAGCGTGACCAGTCACGCCAGACAGTCACGCCTGTCACGGTGACAGTCACGGCTATGACGGGAGAGGGACGGGACGGGACGGGAAATAAAAGCTTTACCCCAGAAAGCTTGACACCCACCCCGGCTGCGCCGGCTGTGTCGGGCGGCTCGTTCGAGCCTGTGGGTCCGGTTCGGGCAGCGCCCAACCCGGCGGCCCCGTTCGCAATCGCGCTCAACCGGCGCGGCCACCGTTGCACAGCCATCAACCCGGAACTGGTCGCGTTCGTCGAGGCGGGCGGGACCGTCGAGCACCTGGAGCAGGTCATGGACCTCCCTGAGTGCGATGGGAAGCCGGTCGGATACGTCATGGCGATCGCCCGCCGGGAGCTGGCCGAGAGGCCGAAAACCATCACCACGACCGCACGCGCCGGCCCCAACGGGAACCACCCGCTGAGCAAGACCGCGCAAGGCATAGCCGCACTGGAGAACCTGAAACGTGACGCACAACAACGACTGGCTGATGGTGGAGATCGCGACTGGCCTGCAGAAGCTCGCGTTGCTCTCGTTGGACCGCACTCCGGCGGCTGAACTGATCGCCGGCACCGCACGCGCCTGGCTGGAGGCTGTCACGGCCGACAACGCCTTCGACTGCCAGCGAGATACGCCGCGCATCCGGGCTGCCTTCCGAGCACTGGCGAAGCAGCGCGAATCGTGGCCGGCGCCGCGGCACTTCATCGAAGCGTTGCCGCGCGTCGAGCAGCGGGCGCTTGGGTACGAGGTCAAGCCGGCGAGCCGAGAAGAGGCCGACGCTGCAATGGCGCGCATCCGGGAAATCCTTGGCGAGCCGATGCCGACGTTCGATCCGCAGGCCAAGCCCGAACGCGAAGGGCCGCCGCTGTCCGAGGTCGAAGACAGCCTGCGAAAGCACTACGACGGCCGCGCGGCTGCAGCGGGGCCGGATCTGTGAGCGCCAGAGCCGATGCCATTCGCGAGAAGCGCTGGCGAGAGGAGGGGAATGCGCGCCTGACCATGCGCATCTCCGGTGCCGCTGATCGCGTGATCGACCATCTCGCATCGATCCATCGTTGCAGTCGACGCGACGTGATCGAAGGGTTGCTCCTGGGAACGATCACCAAGAACCAAATCCCGACGGCTGTGTCGCAAGCCATGCGCGAACACGGGCTGAGCTATTCCGAAGCTATCGAGTTCACAGGGAGCCGAGCATGAACCTTCCGGACACATCGCGCGCGCGCAAGCCGGCTGAGGGCGATGACGGCTCGGCCATCCTTGCCTGCTGCGTGGCGTCGCTGACCTTCGCGCTGGTTGCGGTGTTTGGGACGGGCGCCTGGCCGCTCATCGAGGCTTGGGTTTGGAGGGTGCTTGCGTGAAGGTCGACCAGTTCATCTCGTGGCATGCATCGATTCTGCCGAGCGGCGATGTGGTCCGGTGCGACCGGCGCGGGAATGTAGCGCCGTCGGAGATTGCTCGGGCTCGCCTGCGCTTCATCGTCCGAGCCGATCGCGAGGCGTGCCCAGCATCCCGTTGGGTTCGAAGGGTGAATGGATTCGGGCGCGAGGTGTTTGCGATCCCGTCATTCAAGCCGGTGTTCCGCCTGGAGCGCCGCCGATGAAAGCCACGCGTTCAGAGCACGTCGAAGCCGTCCACCTGATGCGGGTGGTGAAGCTGCATGAGGCGCGGTTCCCGGAACTGCGCTTGCTCCACGCAATCCCGAACGGTGGCGCTCGGAACAAGATCGTCGCGGCAAAGATGAAGGCCGAGGGCGTGAAGGCTGGCGTCCCCGATTACTGCCTGCCGGTCCCGCGTGGCGGGTTCCACGGCCTCTACGTCGAACTGAAGCGAGTGAAGGGAGGTCGTGTCGAGACGGATCAGCGCGAATGGCTGGAAGCGCTCGAAACGCAGGGCTACCGGACTGCAGTCGCCAAGGGCTGGGAGCAGGCGTGGGGCGTGGTGCGCGAGTACTTGGAGGCGGCGTGAAGAGTCTGCAGCCCATGACCCAGGCCAAAGTCCACGCGCTAACCGACGACCAGGTCGACGCGCTGGAGAAGGCGACCCAGAAGCTAGCGAACGAGACCCAGCGTCAGGCTGCGGCTTACCAGCGCACGGCCGATCGGCTGCGGAAGGAAATCAAGCGGAGGAAGGCATGACGCATCGACGCTACGGACGCCGAAAGCCATACACGCGTATCGGCATTGCACGTCTGCCGTGCTTCCGCTGCGGCTCGAAGGCAAGCGCGCAGTGGCAGATATGCGCAGACGGCAATCTGCGCCGCCCGATCTGCACACCATGCGACATCGACCTGAACCGGATCGTGCTGGCGTGGGCCGGCGATCCAGACGCAGCAGCCAAGATTGCCGCCTATGCGCGGAAGGAGCAGGGGAGCGCATGACAGAAGACATCCGCGAGCAGTTGAAGCGCTGGGGCAGCGCCCAGCAGGCGTATGTGGCGGTCCTGATGGATGGGCATAGCGCCGGAACGCACCAGCTGGAGCAGGCCATGTCGCTGGCGCCTGGCACCCGGGAGCGGGCAGAGCGGGCGTTGATCGGGCGCGATGGCACTGCGCGGCGCGCGTACATGGCGCAGGCGGTTGGCATCAAGGGCATGCGCGTCGTGCCCATGTGGTCCTGCGACCCGGTGCCGGCGCACAACGATGCGAGTCCCCCATTCGACGTGCGAGCCGTGATCGAGCCTGCCATCCCGGACGAGCTTCGGTGGATCGATCGCGCCCTGTCGGCCATGTCACGACGATGGCCGGTGCGCGAGGCCATCGTGCGCGAGGAGTTCACGGGCGGCGGCACACAGCGCATGAAGGCGCGCCGGGTGGAGCTGAAATACGGTGGTTCGATCTCCATCGATCAGTACAAGCGGGAGCTTCGCCGCGGACTCGACTACATGGAGGGCAGAGACTTCGAGCAAGCCGCTTGACGAGTGCGCACCAATCTGAAACCATTCCGGCACAGTCAAGAATTGTCCCCGAGCCCCTGCCAGCGATGGCGGGGGTTTTTCGTTTCCGGAGTCCTCCATGGCATCAGCCCAATCGCTAGCGGTCGGGCTCGTCGCCGAGTTCGAGGACTTCCGCGCTTTCCCGTACCCAGATCCGGCCAGCCCGCTCGCCAAGGCGACGCGCGGCCAGCGCTGGGGCTTCCTGCCTCCGCGCGACATCCTCGCCAAGCTGCGGGGCGATGTCGCTGCCCTGAGTGGCGCGCCATGGACGATCGGATATGGGCAGACGGGCAAGCACATCACGCCAGATACGCCGCAGTGGTCGCAGTCCATCGCGCGCGCCAACCTAGAGGCTGAGGTCGAGGAGCGGATCGACGCCGTCAAGGATCGCTCCCTCGTCACGCTCACCGACGGACAGCTCGCGGCCTTGGCCTCCTTCCTGTTCAACGTCGGTCCCGGCGGAGTGGGGCGCAAGGATGGGCTGTTCGAGCTGAAGTCCACGCCGCGCCGTCCGTCGACGCTCTGGCGCAAGGTGCAGGCCGGCGACTTCAAGGGCGCGGCCGGGCAGTTCGGCGCGTGGACGAAGGCGCAGGGCCAAGAGATGGCCGGCCTCGTCCGTCGTCGCGCTGCTGAGCGCGCCATGTTCGAGCGTGCCGCATGACAGCCGACGCGATCGCCTGGGCCGCTGGCATCGGCATTCCGGTGCTGACTGGGGCCGTTCTGTTCCTGGCGAACTGGGTCCGTGGCGTAAGCGCCAAGCAAGCCGACACGGCCCGTGCGGTCGAATCGCTCCGCGCGCATGTCGCGGAGAACTACGTCCGCGGGCACGAGGTTGCCGAGGTCAAGCGCGCAGTGGAAACGCTGCGCCAAGAGTTGACGCACAAGGTCGACGAGCTGCTGAAGGCCGTCCACGAGCTGATCGGCCAGGCACAGACGAAGAAGTGATCTACGCCACAGGGGGCGAGGGAATGGGCGAGCCGCAGGACGTGACCGCTGAACGCATTGTCCGGGAGCTGCTGATGCCCTACGCCAGAAACGACAGCAACGCGACGATCACGGTCCATGGTGCCGCGCCATGGCAGCTGTGGATCTGCGCGACTGCCTGCCTGTGCACGCTGGTTGCGGTCGTGGTCGGCGCTGTGATCGGCGGCATGTGGCTGTCCCGTGAGGCGCAGCGAATCGAGAAGAAGGCCAGCGATCAGGAAGTGAAGATCGATCGCGCAAATGTGCTGCTCTCGGCGACGTGGCAGCACGTACCGGAAGTGGCCGAGAAGGTCAAACACGAACACCCGGAGGCAGCCAATGCCGAATGACGAAATCATCATCACGAACCCGAAGCCGAAGCTCGCGCTGCTCCCCACCGGCATCGTCGCCCACTGGCGCGAGGTCTGGAAGGAGTGGACGACCTGGCTGATCGGCGTGCTCGCGTTCCTGCCCGACATCCTGTCGGCGATGGTCGCGCAGGGCTGGTTCAGCCCGGCCGATTCGTCGCTGGCGTTCAAGGTCGTCGCAGGCCTCGCCATCGCGGCGAAGTTCGTGAACCAGAAGAAGGCCAACGCGTGAGCGACCTGATCTGCATCGGCGGACCGCTCAACAAGCAGGTCCGCCCGAGTTCCAGCATGGAAACCAAGCTGTTCAGGGTGCCTGGGACGCTGATGTTCGAACGGTACTGGCAGCTGCTCATGGAGCACCCGGTACATGGTGCGATGGAAGCGTGGGTTCATGACTCCATGGTTCCGAGCAAGGTGGAAGCATGAGCGCGCCGCGCCTCTCCATGCTGCTGGGCATTCACAAGGACCAGCCGTGCTTCGCATGCCCCGGTGAAGATCCCCCGCGCTGGCTGGTCAAGGCGAGGAAGGCTGGAAAGATCGTCGTCATCGACGACCAGACCATCCGCATCGGCTCCACGCTGGTGAAGGTCGGCGAGCACATACGCCGGGAAATGGCGAAGTCGTGACGGTCCTCGCGCTGCTGCTCCGCTACTGGAAGCTGGCAGCGCTCGCCGTCGTGGTGCTGGCTGCGCTGGCCTACGGCGAGTGGAAGGGGCACAAGGGCGGCGCGGAGCGTCAGGCCTTGTGGGATGCGGCGGCCACGGCGGAAGCGCAGCAGCGCCGAGCCTTGGAAGCAGAGCTTGAGGCGGCGCGAGCAAAGGTGACAGTCAAGGTCGTGACCGAGACCGTCGAAGTCATCCGAACCGTGAAGGTGAAGGGCGACACCATCGTCAAACAGGTTCCGGTCTATGTGCCTTCGGATGCTCCCGATCTTCCTGGCGGTTTCCGCCTGCTCTACGACGCCGCCGCACGTAACGAACCGCTGCCCGATGCCCCCGGAGATTTTCAGGCCGAGCCCGTCAGTGCTCAAACCGTTGCCGCCGGCACAGCCGAAAACTTCGGCGCCTGCCACGGCGAACTCGCCAAGTTCCGAGGCCTATGGGACTGGGCCGTCCAACAGTCAGAGGTGATCCAGTGAACGACATCAACAAAGAGCGCCGCGTCATCCCGTCGAAGGTGGTTCCGTCCACGCCGCCCTCCAGTGAGGCGCAGCGCCATTACGACAGCCTGCCGAAGTCCCAGGCGATCCGTCAGCCGGCCGGTGTTCCGGGCGGCACCTTCGGCGGCAGCAAGGATCCGCGGCGGAACGACTGATGGCGAAGTGGCTGAACCTCCTGACCGCGGGCCCGTACGTGTACTTGGTGTACAGGGATGCCGTGCAGGTCTCCGACCTTGCAGCAGTCGGAGCCGAGGTGGAGGTCGCCAACGGCGTCATCACGCTGACCACGCCCAATGACGAGCACCACGAATGGGCGCTCGCGGTGGTGGGTCAGGGCATCAGCTATCCGGCCCCGATGCGTATGCGCAGCTTCAACTTGATCAGCCCGGATGGCTTGGATGAGGCCCGCGCGTTGTGCGCAGCCAACGGGGCCGTGATCGGTGAAATCGACCTGACAACCGACCAGCCGACCACTTCACCAGACCCGGCCACCTTCGCCGTCCCAAGCATGGCGGTGGTGCTGGTCGTTGACGAGCATGAGCCGGCCTGATGGGAACCTATTCGTACGTCCCGGAGTACGACGTCGATGCGCAAGACGTCTACCTGATCCGCGGCACGCTGCGCGCGTTCCGTGGCACCGACAACCCGATGACGGCGTTCGTGCGGAGCGAGCAGGGTCCGATGGACCTGTCCGCAGTGCAGACGCTGGAGGCCGTCGTGACAGGGCGCACCACCGGCTGGTGGGCGTCGTGGTGGCCGGGGCCGGACTACGGCCTAGGCGTGCCGAACTGGCGTCCGTTGCTGACCGTCACCGCATACAGCCCGGAACCGGGTCGAGTCATGTTCACGCTGCCTGCTGGAAGCCTGCGCACCAGGCTGTGGGGCAGTCAGTTCACCTTGTTCATCCGGGCCGACGATCGAACGATCTACACGGCCCTGCTGGACGTCATCTAACCGGAGGATCCTGCAATGGCTGAAGAAGTCCAGTACTACACCGTCGACAACTCGCTCCCGCTGGCGCCGCCGAACGGCCAGGTCAACGGCTCGATCAAGCTGCTGAACGCCGACGGCTCGGCCGCGCTGCCCGCCGTGGGCCTGCCGACCCTGCCGACCGCCAACGGCGATTACACCCTGCGCGTCGCGGCCGGCGTATACAGCTGGGTGCTTGAGGGCACCTGATCGCCATGAATCACGGCTACGGCTTCGATGAGGACAAGGCGGCGGAGATTGTCCGCCGCCTGTCCGAAGGCGAGACCCTGCGCGGCATCTGTCGCGACGAGGGCATGCCGAAGAAGTCGGCCGTGTACGAGTGGCGCAGGTCGAACGAGGCGTTCGGCAAGGCGTACGACGAGGCGATGGAGCAGGGCTGTCACGCGTTGCTCGATGAGACGTTGGAGATCGCTGACGACTCGGCGCGCGACTATCGGTCGACGGATGAAGGCGAAGTGTTCGACTCCGAACACGTGCAGCGGGCGAAGCTCCGAATCTGGACGCGCCACGAGCTGATCAAGCGCAAGCGGCCTGACCTGTTCAGCGACAAGCAGCAGCATGAACACTCCGGCCCGAACGGCGGCCCGATCCCGACGACCATCCAGGTAGTGGGAGTCGAGCCGGCCAAATGAGGCTGGAAATCCCCGCGAAGTTGGTGCCGCTCGCGCAGCACCTTCGGAGCGGTCGCTATCGCCACATCGTCATCCGTGGCGGCCGAGGGTCGGGAAAGAGTTGGTCCATCGGTCGTGTGCTGGTGGCGAACGCACTGGCGTCGGACCTCCGGGTTCTCTGCCTGCGCGAGACACAGAAGTCGATCAAGGAATCCAGCCTGCGGTTGCTGGAGGACCAGATTCAGGGCATGGGGCTGGGTTCCGCGTTCGAAGTCCAGCGCGACCAGATCCTGTGCAAGCCGACGCGATCGGAGTTTCAGTTCGCGGGCCTCAAGGAACACACGGCGGACTCCCTCAAGTCGTTCGAGGGTTTCGACGTGGCGTGGGTCGAGGAAGCCCATGCGGTGCGGGATCGATCGGCAAACACGCTGATCCCCACGCTGCGTAAGCCGGGCTCGGTGTTGGTCTGGAGCTACAACCCGGACCAAGAGTCGGACTTCGTGCATGAGCTGGCGAAGAGCGGCCGGCCTGATGTGCTGGTGATCGACTGCAACTACTGCGACAACCCGTGGTTCCCGAAGGAGCTGGAGATCGAGCGGCAGGCGCTGCTGCGGGTCAACCAGGACTTGTACGACCACATCTGGGGCGGGCAATGCCGGAGCGCGGCGGGCCTGCTGTTCAAACGCGCCTGGTTCGCCGATCGATGGACGGTTCTGCC